CATGGATTTAACGCGGGAAGGCAGGCTGATCACTTTCTGATAAATTTCATTGAGCCGGTCCCGCCCTTTATCGTCGGGGTCAAACATGATGTCGCCCAACTGCTCGAGCGCTCTTACATCTGCGCACTGCGCACCAAGTTCATCGAATAGCGTGTTGGTCAGTTCACGAGCCCGGCGGATGTCTCCCCGGTGCTCCATGCGTACCGTGGCAATTACCTCGGCAGTCGCCTCTATCAGTACGCGTTCGGTCAAAGTGCTTTCGTTGCGTACCTGTTTGCGTACCTCCTGTTTGCGTACCAGATCATCAGCCTTTTGCTGAATCTTCGCATTGAGGTCACGCGACCAGTCGTCACGCTTGGCGCGCTTACGGATAGCGCCTTCGCTGATACCGTGTTGTGATGCTATTTCTCGGAGGGACATCACTCCGGCCCGGTACGCCGTCTCGATGGCCTCCCAGTCCGGTTTTGCCATTATTCACTCCAATAAAAAAAGCCACCAGCGAGTGCCAGTGGCTTGAATGTGGTAATCAGAAATGGGTTCGAACCGTTGGGACAAACAATATTAAGCGCTCACCCGCTGGATTAAAGTAGCATCACGCTTCGTCTGGCCGATATGAACTCCTGTATCACTCTACTGACGTATAGAACCAAGCATGCCCCATCCTACTGCTACGCGCCAGTCTCGCTGCTTTCAACCAATTAGAGCATCATAAGCCTCGATAATTTCTTTCCTGCTCACGTATCTGTCGGCTGCCACCAATATGGCCCCACTTTCGCCTTTCAGAAAAGTTGAAAAAAAAATCACCACATCCAAACACCTCACCTCATCATTAGCATACAGATAAAGAATCTTGCTCCGATAACTTCGAATTTTCAGCAACTTAGCAGGCTCATCATCAGCAAAAATCAATAGCTGTGCCATAAAATCTCCTTCTACACATAATTCCTTACAAGAGAAGATTGTTAGTCCCATGAACACTCAATCACATTGACGAATCTTTTGCCTGTGATTTACGTTACCTTTAATAGCCCAAAAGTCTTTTTTAACTCATTCACCTGAATTCAATTCTGAAAGAAGTGAAAATGGCAGCAAACAAATCACCAGGAGTTTAACTTTCTTTAATTAGTTATAGTGCAGAATGCTTAACCCTGTATATAGAGTTCGCTTCTTCGCACTTTTCTTTCAAGTATATGAACCGGGTGGATACTTCACTGTTTGAGCAGTTCGTCACAATGCAGTAACCCTCTACCCATGCCTTTTCATCCTTTTCGGTAAACAAACTTTCGAAAATGGCAGCCCAAGTGCTGTTAGGCATGCGTTCCAGTTCAAAATACTTCATTGTCCCTCCCTCACGAAGGGTTCTGTACTCATCCAATCCTAAGATTTTCATACTGCATCTCACGGTCTTTTTAATGTTATGATTTCTAGCATCATATCCAGGCTTTTCCTACCCCAAAATCCATGGGACTCTGCATTTTATCATCATTAGCAACCAGCAGATGAGCTTTGTAATGGCTTATCCGATCAGCAATTCAGGCTGCGTTACCTGCATGATGTGCTCATGTTCGAGCCTCAGCACGCGTTTTTCCTTCTTCCGTTCGTTCATCAACCGGCTTCCGATCGTGCCTTTCAGCTTTGAGCGCGTTTCTTTAATGGCGAAGCGATGCTGCAATTCTTCACCCATCGCCTTGCGCCGGTTTAGCTGCTCGGCCATCCAGTTGAAGGCATTGATGTAACACTCCTTCACTGCGGCAGCTGTTTTGCCAGTGAATCCCATCACTAGCATCATGCATCCGTCGCGGGTGATGTTATACATAGGCTGAACATCGCCATTTTTATCAATGAAATCAATGGGCGCAAAATTGCGCTGGGTGAAGTCATCGGAGCATTTCAGGTTACGTATGGCACGCAAAACGTCTTTGTGTCGCTTGCCAAAGTAATCCGCCACCTTGAGTGATGTGGTGATTATCTTGTTGTCGAGGGTCGTGACCATTTCGCGGAAGTCGAAGGCCGGAATAACTGACGGATTATTCATAGCGTCTTTACCTTTTAGAAAGTGAGCCTGTCTCACAGAAAAGCCGCCCGAGAGAGGTCGCCACCTATAACGGCTTTTCTCAGGCTCGCTTACTGAAAGGCTCTCGTTTAAATGCGCGTGAGATGCACATAAAAAAGCCCCGCGGATGCGAGGCTGTGAGAACTTGCTACGGTTAAAGTCCAGAGGAGAGACTGTGTCAGAACCTCAGGGATGAGGGCCTATTTGTATACAGGACCATAAGATGGATGGCGAAATTAACGGGCCTGCATAAAAATTTTAATACCTTCTTCTTTTCGTGAACTCATGCATTACATTTAAATTCTCCTTGTAATGATGGCTCTTTTAGCCTCCCTTCCTAAATGTTGGATTTCGGTTCGGAAGGGACCTTTTTATTTCAGGCACTGCTCTTTGATGTAGTTCTGCAGATAGCCGACCTGTTTCGTCACTGTGACGATTCGCTCTCTGAGGGTGAAATAATCCCGTTCAGCGGAGTCAGTAAGTCGGGGGCCGGAAGCATCGCCCATGCCGCCGGCATCGGGCGCTCCATTCGTGGCGCATCTGGCGTTGAGCTGCAGCCGACGCTTGCCAGTAGCAACATCGCGCTCAAGCTGATCGATAGTGGCTTTGGCATCAGCCAGTTCTCCAGTGTATTTAGCATCCAGTGCAGTGACATCACGCTGGCGCGTCTGCATGTCTTTGATGGTGGCGCTCGCAAGGCTGAGCTGTTCGGTAGCCTTATCGCGCTGGTCTTTGTAGGTTATGGCGTTGTCGCGGTAGTGGTTCACGAAGAACACCAGCACGCCGATTACCGCCACCACCAGCAACTGCAACCAGTAACGCCATAGCAGCGAGCTAATCACGACAGAAACAGAGCGCGCTCCGCCTCACGCCGACGGGTCAGGCCGTTCAGGACTTTACCGCCAGCTTTATTCCAGCGCAGGAACTCATCGGCTGCGGCAGCGTAATCACCGGCGTTGAGTTTTAGCAGAAGGGTCGATGTCGACAGTGACCGGGCGCCGAGGTTGTACGTGAACGACACCAGAGCGTCGAATTGCCCCTGAGTCAAGCCGACTTTAACCAGGCGGGACACGTCGCTTTCGTAGCTGACCAGTCCAGTCTTCAGCAGACGCTCTGCCGTTTCCTGCTTAATCGTCATCCCGGCGCGGATTGGTTTGCCGTCGACAGGCTGAGTCCAGCCATAGCCAATCGTCCACACTCCGACGCTGTCCTGGTACGCGGTGAGTTTGCAGCCTTCGAACTGCTTGATCAGGGCAATGCCTTTCTCACTGGTTTGCATTCTTCATCCCCGTCAGGCGTTCCCAGAAGTACGTCAGTGCTACGGAGCCCATTGCACCGCTAATTCCAGACGTAACCAGGATCATGTATAGGCTCAGACCACTTTCAACGCTGATCAGGCCACCAATGAGACCGGTAAAGCCGGACACTGCAATTTGTGCCAGCGCGTTGATCCAGCTCCAGGTGGCTTTGTTCTGCTTAACGTCAATAAGGTATCGGACCAGGCCGCCCCAGCATGACAGAGCAAGGACAATCAGCCATGACACTCCGGCAATGCTTTCTTTATCTTGCATACGTTTAGCCATATCACCTCCGAAAAAACGGGGTGCTGTTTGTGTAGAGAGGAAAGGCCGTCAGACACGATAGCTACGTGGCATCTGGAATTGATTGTCTGCGGCCTGAATAAAAAACCCGGCGACAGGCCGGGAAGATGAGGGTAAGGCAATGTCGGCTCTCTGTCCGAAGGGTCCCAGGTAGTGGGTTTGGTTTGTGGTGGCCGGCGCTGATCTCCGGCTTGCTGCGACTGCCTACAGCGGGCTACGTGGCCACACCGAATCCAGCGAAAGATTCTTGCCCTTGCGCATCAGCCTGCGCATTCACCACAACGGACAGAGCACTGAGCACTTCGCGCCAACTCCATGCTGCTGCGTGGGTTGGGTTATGAGCCCTTCACGCCAATGCTCTTTCCTGTTGTGCAGATACGAAAAAGCCCAAGGCGTTAACCTCGGGCTTGAATTCTTTGTGTCGACAATCAAAGCTATGGCGACGATATCAGATTTACATGAAATATATGCGTTTCAATCCAGTTTTGCAAGACTTGAGTCTAAATTTGTCGCCTTTTGTTGTGAACGTGATCGCGTAACCTGTAACAAAGCTCCGCTGTCCAGGCGCAGGAAGATACGTCGCATCTCAACCCAGCGGTCCGTAAAGGTCTCTGACCAGTTCTTTGGTGTTACGCCAACCAGCGACGCCAGCGCCTTATATTCGTACGTCTCACGCCCTGTCAGCCCCGCTTTCACGTCCTGCGCCGCCAGCCAGATAAGCTTCTTCAGGCGCTCCATCGTCTTGCCAGCTACTTTCTTAGCGCCGAGTTGCTCACGGAACTCTGACCACGCCCACTGAGTTATCGCCACCTGATACTCGAAGCGGATGTTCTCGCTGTAATTCCACAGCAGCCATGCCTTCTGATGGTCTTCCAGCGACAGGACAGCGCGGCGCCACGATGCGGTCACGAACTCAATTGGCCCCACCAGCGCGATTGACGATCCCTTAGCGCGGGACTGGCTGCCGCTCATCGCCGGGCCGTCGGGGTTAACTTTCCGGCCGGTGATCGGATCAGTGATTTTCTTACGTCCCCGGCTGCGCGCCGTCGCGGTAAACTGCGCATTTTCGGCGAAAGCTACCAGCTGCCCTTTCGTCGCCCCGCTCAGGTCTGCGGTCGCCACAATGAGCTGCTGACGTACGTATTCCAGTTGCTGACTGTTCATTGTGCGGCTCCTGCTGGGTGATAGATGCGAACGAAGTTACGGAGAATACGGTAATCGACCAGCACGGAACCCGGACGGCGGTAAATCCGGAGGCGCTGCCAGCGCGTGCGGAGTATCTCAAGCGTTTCTGGTTTCATGCTGCCTCCTGCTGTTTTAGTGCGCGAAGATCTGCCCTGGCTTTGGAGCGGATGCCATCCAGTTCTTCGCGGGTATATCGGTGGTTTTCGTTGTTGGATTCGAGGGCCAGTACGCGTTCTTCACCGATCTGCTCGACCAAGGCTGCACGATAGGCCTCGATATTCCCTGATTTATGAACGTTGCAGACTGGACACTGTAACCACAAATTATCTGGGTTGAAGCGCAGCTGTGGTGCAGCCGCTGTGGTGCGGTAATGTCCGGCATGCCATACAAAAGCGCTCTTAGTGCCGCATGAGATGCAGCCATAGCCGGCAGCAAGCAGCATTTCGCGACGCCAGTCGTTGAAGGCGCGCTGAGTCATCTGCACCCAGTGACGGATCGGCTTCAACTCGTTGCGACGTTCAGCGCGACGCTTGCGCCCGGCCTTCTCTGCCTCTTTCTGCTCCTTGATCCGTTTAGCCGCGGCTTTCACCTTCTCCTTTTCGCGCTCTTCCATCGCGAGGATTGCTCCGTGCTCCGGGCAGCACCAGCGGATCCGGATGTCGTGGAATTTCGGCACGAAGTATTCACCGCATACTTTGCACTTACGGCGGGATGGTTTACGCATGGCTCCTCCGTGCCGCGAGACGCAGCCATTTCTGATCCACCAGACGGGCGGTGTAGCCTTTCAAGGTCGGGATGTCGGACGGCTTAACCGCGGGCTTACGCTGGCGGCGCGCCGGAACGCGGAAGATTTCGTTTGTGATGACGCGTGCGAGAGGATTACCCACGTGAAGCCCTCCACTCTTGCGCCCAGGCGATGCGCTTACTGGATGCTTCGGAGAACTTCACGCCGCGGTCGGTACCGAACCAGTAAATCGCCTCGATGACGTCGACCATGTATCGCTTGCTGGATTTGGATGTGCGGACGCCGAAATAAACGCGGCCGCCGTTAATGCCAGGCGCGGACTTCTGCTCCTGGTCCTGGGTCTGATTCACCAGAACAGTGATGAGGTCCTTCCACTCTTCGCGGGTAAGCTTTTCGCCGTGCCAGACAACCTGGTCAGACAGGTCCTTCAGCAGTGGCCACATAAGACGGTTTTGCTTATCGGTGCGGGTCTCTTCCCTGGCCTCGACTACCATCGGTGCGCGAGGGTTTACCGGCAGGGTGCGAATGTACGCGATGAGGTTCTCTTTAACGGTGTCGTTAACGATGCAGTAGTGCTGTTTCATACGCCACCTCCGAGAGGTAACGCAGAATGCAGAAAATCGCAGGTGCATTTCTGCATCTGTGACAAGGTGAGGAGTTCAGATTGTGGTCGCATTTAAGTCCCCTTAAATGCGCAGAAGTCACCAATGGGTGTTCAGGCCATCAGCAAAGAAAGTATGGACGGTTGATTCAACAAAATCAACTGAAGAGAAAGGCCTCCGAAGAGGCCTGTTTGTTATGCGTCGAATGGGTTAGGCATCATCCACCTCTGGCTTTTTGAAATTAGCCTCAATGGACTCGCCAAGGCGCTTAAGCCAATCAGCTAGTTTTAGCGCTGCTTCTTCCGGCGTTTTCTGCCCGGGGAAATCAGTGATGATGATGCTGGCTTGATGATTGCCAAAACCATCCCTGTTTATCACCATTCCCTGCTCAAGCACCGTCTGCTGGTTGCTGTGCTTTACGTAATAACGAGCCTCAGAGTTTCCAGTGCTACGCTCTTTGACGTAAGAGACAAGCTCCACCTCAGTGGTAACAGTTTTTCCTTTCGCATCCTCGACACGCTGAATCATTGCCCTGAAAGTGTCGTCCATCACTTTACCTCCTGCTGCGGTGCTGCTGCGAGTACACTGCGCCATACATCGACGTTATGCAGGTCATCAAGAATCGCATCTGTCATTGCGTTGGTCATTGCTCCGGTCAACTCAGCCGGAACCAGTTTCCAACCATCCGGAATCACCGGAGAGTCGCCAGCCTCATACGCAACGCGAAACCAGTGGAAAAATACCTCCGTCATCACGCATCCACATTCAACGTCAATGGTGCCTGTCTGCTGAGAAAGCCACTGCTCGAATGGCAACTTGTTAGCCGTCTTTACAGGTTCGGCCCCCTGAAGCATGGAATCGAATTCCTTCATTCCGGCTTCATGCTCTGCTCGTTTGTCAGGAGTCATAGCATCAAGTTCAGCGTAATACTCGGCGCGACGCTGTAACGCACCCAGCATTGTTTTTGTCGGAACGCCTTTGCCAAATCGCAATCCAGGCTCCAGCATTACTGGGCATGGCAAGGTTTCAGGGTAATAAGGCACAGATACCGACACTGGAGGGGTTGATTTGCTGGGAACGTAAAGTTCTTGGATATTCTCAGCCAGTACCTTCTCAAAATCGACACCCAGAGATTCCTGAGTAGCGATGAAGTTGCTTAACTTACTCTTCGCTTCGAGCGATGCCAGCGCAATCTTCATCGCCTCAAGCGCCTTAGCCGCATCTTCGTTTACAACGCCGGGCACAGCATCGCGCTCTTCTTCAAGCTCCGCGATTGTCTGCTGGAGCCATTCTTTGGTAAGTGTGCTCATTTTGCCTCTCCTTTACCGGCTGCGGATGCCGACTCTTCGTATGCGCGCTTGGATGCATTCAGAATGGCTGCCAGCGGCGTATGAGCCCCTCTACCAGTGATTGTGTTGTGAATGCCAGCCACTGCCTCACGAAGGTTGCCGTGGCTCGCCTCCAGCTCAGCAATCCGCTTCTCTGCGGCTTCCAGCGCCTTTACCAGCTCATCAACGGTTCCAGCTGCTTGGCGCGCGTAATCGGTAATTGCCAGCTCGCATTCAATTTCAGTGCCGTTTTCGTTGGTGTGGCAAATAGCAAAGTAGTCGGAGTCGATTTCGTTATCAGCCAAATGCCTCAGCGTGTCGGCAACAAGCACTCCGTTTTCAATCAGCAGTCCTGTCGCGCGTTTGTCGATGTTGCTCATTGGGCGGCTCCTTTTTTATTTTTAAACTTACGTCCGTAATATCTACCGATAACAGATTTGAATTGTTTACCAGGCGTCAAAGCAATCCATCGACGCACGAATGCTCCCCGGGTTTTTACAAAAAATCCCATAAAACCCCCGCTAAGAAAGTCGATATGACAAGAATGGTAATGGCATTAAGAACTGCCCTTGTGCTCATGACTGCACTCCTTTGCGTAGATCCTTCGCCAGCCACTCCAGAGCCATTACCGGAACTCCAATGCGCCCTGTGCCTTCGAATTTGTTAATCAGATGCTCGATAGCTGCATCCACACCCTGCGCTCGCACTTCAGCCAGGAAATCGTCGGTAGCTGGGGTTTTTAGCCCATCTCGCAATTTTTTATATGCGCTCAGCATTGCCAGCTCCGGCACTTCATCAGCGCCCGCCTGATAAACATCAAGCGCCTCCATCATCAGCTTACTGAATGGTGCTGGCTCCGATTTTTTCAGAAGCGCATTCTCCGCAGCCAGCGCCGCGCATCTGGCTTCAAGCTCCGCATTGCGCTTTTCTGCCTCTTCCACTTTTTCCGCAACCTGTGTCAGGCAATACTGGAGAGCAGCTACTCGCGGCGAGTTCTCTTCCATCTGCTGCATTAATTCAGCCATTTTTTCTACTGCACTTACGTTTGTCATACCCCTACCCTCCCCCAAACCATCAATACTCGCTTCATAGCCGCGCTGTTGCGGCACTCCTGAAATATTCCGTTGGTGCAGCTGCGCGCGGTACCAGCCTGCTCTTCCGGCGTCGCCAGACGATAAGTCACCGTTCGCCAGACCTTGCTCACCCGGACAATCTTGCGGGCCCGCTCCAGATCGATAGCGTTCTTCGTGATGCAGTTGATGGTCATGCCGCACTCTGTGGCCACATCCTTCGCGGTGAAGGTGCGGTGCGTTTCGAGATAACGCAGAATTGCCTGTTTGCCTTTCATCTCACACCATCCCGTTCGACTTGTTGCGGTTGTACTTGGCCTGAAGCAGCTGGATCGGCGTTGGCCCATGCTCTGCGGCAGGCGCTGCAATAGCCCGGCGTACCGGCGGCACTGGTTTACCCTCGGTGACGCGCTTCTCCCACATGTCCAGCAGATCGCCCGCCTCGCGAGCCAGCTCCCCATGCGTTAACTGACGCTCTGTGCTGCGGTGGCGCAGTTCTACGCAGATGTGGTACATGACCGGCTGCGACCAGGGGAATTGTTCGCTGGAGGTGAATTCGAACGAACGGTTACGCCAGTCCCAGTATTCGGCGATCACCTGGTCAACGGTTATGCCCAGCGCCCCGCCGCTCTGTTTGCACCAGGCGACAAACTGGCCCGGCGACGGCAGGAATGGACGCTCCTGGCGGCGGGCAATGCGCATACCGGCATCAACCTGAGCCATCGAGTGGATCCCGTTCTCCTGAAACGCCAGCAGCCACTGACGGCGGAATTCGTTCAGGTCGTCCTGAGTGCGGAAGTTCGCCATGCTGGCCGGGAACGCGGCACGCAGTTGGGTGAACAGCCCGTTGAATACCTGAGCCACCTGCTCGACCGGCGCGCGCTCCTGGTACTGCTCTGGCAGGTTGTGGGCCATGCGACTCATCTGCTCGCGGTCATGGTTACGCATCTGCTCTGCAAGAGATTTCATCGAATCACCCCATAGGCCCAGTCAGTGTTGTTGAAGTCCAGATCCGGCTTTCCGCCTCGCTGCTCACCACCAGCACTGCGCTGCATCGTCAGCTTGTCCCACTGCTTACGCAGGCTTTCCGGGCTCAGGATGTTGGTCTGCCAGAAGTGGTGTTTGCTTGCCCAGTCGTACAGCGCGCAGATGTCCTGGTGCGACCTGTTGTCTATCTGGCGCATCAGGCGAACGGTGTTAGACCAGGAGGTCATGTCCGGGGCTTTGCAGGTTGGGTTAATCAGCTTCACCCTGGTGGAAATCCACTGGGCAGTTTTGAGGTCTTCAGCCGATCCCCACTTAGCACCGGATGGTGTGTAAATCGCAGCTTCTGGATGAGCTGATAAAAATTTCTTGAGACGTGCGTCAGAGGATTCGTCAGAATTCTCGGACGATAAGTTATTTATATTCTTGTTATTACCTTCTTGTTCATGATGTGCGGGGAATTGTGCGGCCTTATGTGCGGTATACCCATCTGAACCCGCGCCGTTACTGGCCTCATCATGTGCGCCTGTATGTGCGGCTTTATGTGCGGGTAAATCGTCCATTTTTTGAGCATATTCGACGTAGTTCGTGATGGTGATCACCCTGCCTTTTCGCTTCTCTCCTTCGATGGAAATCATCCCTTCGCGGACGAAAACAGACAGCATTCTCTCCACTGCGTCGCGGCTTGTCGGGTTGCCCTGGCGGTCACACAACTGAAGGCCTAGATCCGCAGCAGTGACGACCAGTTGACCGGGTTGCAGAGGCCATTGCTTGCCCTTGAAGAATGCCGTGTATGGCTGTCTGGCTGCGTCAATGAGCAGGTTCTCCCACAGCGCGCGCAGGAAAACATCCTTAGCCCAGGACTTCTTCTTGATGCTCCGGTACAACGGGACGTAACCAGATTTCTGGTTCTCCATCCTGTTGCTCCTTGCGGCTGAGTGCGCCGCGAAATTTGCGTAAGCGACGTTCGACACAGTTAAACCTCCTGCGCCTGGCGTTTTGGATTAGCATTTGTCATAATGACCTCGCACTTGTTATCTGCATTTGCACCTGAAAGTCGGTTCTGTTCGCGCAGACCGGCTTTCGCCATTTTTGTAGTTCTCACATAACCCCCAGCATCGACGTAACCATCGTCATCAGAGGGCCTACCTGCTCCGGCATGAGGCGGAACAGCGACGCTATACCCTCGCTTACCTCTTTCAGCTTCTGATGCTCTGGAGCGTCCAGCAGCACGGCCTGTTTAGCCTCAGCGAGTTCTTTCTCGGCTTCAGCCAGACGAGACATTTTGCAATCGGCACCGATAAGGCGAGTGCGATACTCAACAGGCAGCACGGCCATGATTGCGGGCGTCAGCTGGCGCACGTTCTCGCGGTACTGCTCGGAGTCGAAGCGATTATCCAGGAAGCGAAACAGTTTCTGGCGCGCCCGGCTGATGTCTTCCGGAAAGCTGATGGCGGTACCGCCCTGCTCCCGGTATTCGTTAATGATCAGCGCCGAAACGACGTCCTGATTGTCCAGCGCCGACGACCATGCCCGGACCGCATCGCGGATCTTTTCGTGGTCTGGCGCCGCTTTAGCTTGAGCGCGGTTTATCATCGCTCCCGGGTGTAATCCGGTATTGTGTTGATAAGTAAGTGATTGCATGTGCTATTCCTGATGTTCCTGCTTCTTGCTATGAGGAAAATCGCGGTATTCGACCGCCTTCACCTCGCCAGTAGGAAGCTTGTTGATAAAAATCTGACGACCAACCCTGATCGCTTTACTAATTGCCGTTTGGTGAACGCCGATGGCATCAGCTGCTTTGGCCTGACCTACCTCGCCAACAAACTCAGCTAAAGAAATTTTCATGTGGTTGCTCCATTGAGTGCATAACCAAACAATACCAGAAGTATTACACAAATCAATACTTGCGGTATTTTTAAAATATGAGCTTTGGTATTAATATCTGATAATGGAAAAGAAAAAGATTCTCACCCCCGCTCAAGTGGCTGATTCACAGCGTTTAAAAGCCCTTTACGAAGCGAAGAAAAAAGAACTGGGTATTACTCAGCAATCCATTGCGGACGCGCTGGACATTTCTCAGGGTGCCGTCGGCCATTACCTCAATGGAAGGAATGCCTTAAATACAGCGGTAGCATCGGTCTTTGCCAGGCTTCTTGGGGTTAGTGTCTCTGATTTCAGCCCGTCACTTGCGAAGGATATCTCTGATATGAGCTCGGTGGCGTCGGAAAATACTTCTTTCGCAGGGCATTATTCACCTGGCTCAAAATATCCGGTGATTAGCAAAGTTCAGGCGGGCGCCTGGTGTGAAGCGGTTGAGCCGTACACCCTAAAGGATATAGACCTTTGGCTTGAATCAGATGCTCACATTCAAGGTGAGGCATTCTGGCTACAGGTAGATGGTGACTCAATGACAGCACCGGCGGGTCTTAGCATCCCAGAAGGAACCTTTGTCCTCTTCGATACTGGGCGCGAGGCGATCAACGGCAGCCTAGTAATAGCAAAGCTATCCGATTCGAACGAGGCAACATTTAAGAAGTTAGTGATCGACGGTGCGCAGAAGTACCTGAAGGGTTTAAATCCACAGTGGCCATTGGTAGCGGTGAATGGTAACTGTCGAATTATCGGTGTTGCTGTAGAGACGAAGATGCGGCTGGTCTGATCGGCAAGGTGTTTTGGTCGGCGTATAGCTGGTAGCGGCCTGAAGAGACGTTTGGGTAGATGATTTTTATTTTTCACAGCAATAGGATGATTTATGACACAGTTTCAACTTGCGTTAATCGCCAGGGAAGTTGATGGAGAAGTCATCCATCTTCGCACCAAAGACGGATACATCAATGCCACCGCAATGTGCAAGTCTGCAGGGAAACTGCTTGCTGACTATACACGACTAAAAACAACTCAAGATTTTTTTGATGAATTATCACGCGATATGGGGATTCCCATATCGGAGTTAATTCAATCATTTAAAGGCGGAAGAGCAGAGAATCAAGGGACCTGGGTTCATCCAGACATCGCAATTAATTTAGCGCAGTGGCTATCTCCAAAATTTGCAGTGCAAGTTTCAAGATGGGTACGTGAGTGGATGTCAGGCGAAAGAGCTCCTGCCGAACTTCCTATTCATCTTAAGCGGTATATGACAAACCGAGGCAGGGTTCCTCATACGCACTTTTCTATGCTTAATGAACTGACGTTTAACTTGGTTGCGCCACTTGAGCAGGCCGGATATACGCTGCCAGAAAAAATGGTCCCTGATATTTCAGAAGGTAGGGTTTTCTCGCAATGGCTCCGTGACAACCGGGGAATTGAGCCGAAGACATTCCCAACATATAACCATGAGTATCCAGATGGCCGGACTTTCCCGGTACGTCTATACCCAAACGAATATCTTGCAGATTTCAAACAACACTTCAATGAAGTGTGGCTGCCTCAGTACGCTCCTAAATATTTTGCTGAACGAGACCAAAGGGCTTTGACGCTGATTGAGAAAATCATGCTGCCTGATCTTGATTCCTAAATGCCACAACCCGGCCACCGCGCCGGGTTTTTTATTGCCCACCCATAAAGCTATCCCCCATTCTGCCGATAACTATCCAGCCTGAAGCTGATAACAATAACTATCGCAACACTACCTGCCCGCCCGTGCGGGCTTTTTTATTGCCCCTTCCTCACCAACTCCGCAGCATCCCTGTTAGCTCCCTTCCCTATCACGTTTCCTGTTTCCTTCCGGTACTGCTTCAGCTTGTCGATGATGTTTTGCTGGGTCATGGGTAAATCAGCCAGTGACAATTCCATCACCGCCCGCCCCATCGCCTGAATTTTCATGCTTATACGCTCTTCATCCAGAACCATGCACATCCCTCCTGCTGTTTTTTTAAGCGTAGCACTGGTATTTACAAAAATAAAATCACATCAAATTCATACTCTTAGTATTAATCAAAGATTTATTAATACTAGCGGTATTGCTATATATTAATACCGCTAGTATTGTTAACACATCGAAACGAAACATCGACAGCTGAGCGAAGTTAGCCAGCGGCGAAGTGGAGATTCGGTCAGTCGAACGGCGCGACAGTAAACCATGCGTCGGACCATAGGCGGGCTCAGGAAGAGCGGCAATTATGGCAAAGCGAATAAAAAGATTTATTCCAGTCCATTCGAAGCTGAGTGGGCTGTGCTGAATCAACCCACGCAACAAAGGAGCTTCTATGCGACGGCAAAGCTATATCGCTCACAAATAATCGGTACCACAAATGCTTTCGGAAACCCCGGCGATGTCGGGGTTTTTGGTGAGTGCTTTGGGCTGGCAGACGGTTATCAGCTAGTTGGTGAGGTAATGGCTCACCAAGGCGACGACGGCTTTCCCTGCTTCATTGTGGGGAGCCAGCACCAAAGCATTTCTCCCGCATCAGCGGGTAACTACAGGGGCAATTATGAACGAACAAGCGAACAAAATTCTCGTTGAGCTATTACAGAAAGCGGCGAATGGCATCGATGCTGCGGTGTCATTTAGCCAGGCGCAGATTCCGGAAGTTGTGCATCAGTTGCTGGTATGGAAATTCACCAAAAGCATGATGCTCACACTGGTTATTCTGGCGACTATCCCGGTTGCGATTAAATTCTTCAGGGTAATGATGAAGCGCGAGCAGGACGGAGTTTATGGCGAAGAGGGATATTCATGGGAACGCGGCAAGCCAAAATATAGACCTACATTGGTCTGGGACAAAGACGGCACTATCAGTGCTTCCTCAGTATTTTTTGGCACCATTATGTTCCTGTATTCGGTCATCTCCTTCGTCATCTTATCTGACCTGACGTGGCTAAAAATCTGGCTGGCCCCAAAGCTTTATCTCCTCGAATACGCAGCCTCACTAATTAAGTAACCCGCTCCGGCGGGTTTTTTATCGGCCATACCTCAGCAACTTCACAGAGGTTGCTTAGTTATGACAACCGGCGGCCATCCACCGCCAATAGCGCAGAAGTCTTGTTTCAACGTTCAGCAGCCCAGCTTACGGGCGGAGTGATTATGCAAAAATTTATCGTTATCCAGCAGCACGCTTGGTCAAACGACCACGGTTACGGAATTGGTTTTTCCTCAGATTTGGAAAGATTTGATAAGCGGGAAGTGGCAATTTCTCACGGATTTGAAGTAGCAGGTTGTGATGATTTCAATATCGGTGTTATCGCCGACGGCCGACTAGTGTCGCTCGACTGGATGGAAAAGCCAGTAGGCAACGGAAAAGGCGTTTCAGTTGAGAAACTCCAGATTATCTCTGATGCCATTGGCTTGGAGGCATCATGACAGTCACCCACAACGGAAAGCAGTACACCGCCAAAAAGCTCAACGATAACGAGTGGCAGCTGACGTCGGTATCGGCGCCGCGCGACAAGCTGACGCTTAACCGCTGGCAGATGCACGTTGCTGGCCTCCTGGAACAGGTAGAGGTGAAGGCATGATCAACCACTACGGCACCACACCTCTCATTCGCCAGTGCGTCACTCCTGGCATGATGGCAATGCATGAAGGCCGAACCTATCGCGTCTCAGCGGTCATTCAGGAGCGCAAATGGGTGTACCTGCACACCGACGCAGAAATCATCCGCCTCAGTGACTGTGTGATTGACGTCCTTCTGGACGGTCACGGCAACCCTATCCAGCACTAACCACCCTATTCAACCGATCGGCCTGGCTTCTGCGGCCGGGATCTGCACATCCAAATTTCAGGAGTTCAGCCATGAACGCATACCTCACTTACGACCGCATCGAAGATCGGCGCTGGGTTGAACAGCAACTCGACGACGAGAAAGAGAAGTGGCTCGACGACCGGGCGCAGAAAATCATCGACATGATGCCAAAAGAGCCGTCCGGCCTCTTCCACTTCTCCGTACCTATTGACTCCAGCCCATACGAAGGACTTCGCAGCGATAAAGCTGGCGAGGCCTACAACGATTTAATTTCGGCAGTTGCTTACGCCCAGGCGGAATACGACTGGGAACACCGTACCGGCTGCCCGTTTTAATTTTTGAGGGAATTAACAATGAGTACTGCACTTTCCACCATGGCCGGGAAACTGGCCGCACGCCTCGGCATGGATGCCGGTACAGACCTGATGAATACGCTGAAGAATACAGCGTTCAAAGGTGGCAATGTCACGGACGAGCAGTTTACAGCCCTGTTGATCGTCGCCAATCAGTACGGCCTGAACCCATGGACAAAAGAGATTTATGCCTTCCCAGATAAAGGCGGGATTGTCCCGGTTGTCGGCGTTGATGGATGGGCTCGCATTATCAACGAACATCCTCAGTTTGACGGCATGGAGTTCTCTTACGACAAGGAGGAAGGCGCGTGCACCTGCAAGATTTACCGCAAAGACCGTAAGCACCCGACCATCGTCACCGAGTACATGGGAGAGTGTAAACGCAATACTCAACCCTGGCAGTCCCACCCTACCCGCATGCTTCGCCATAAGACACTTATCCAATGCGCGCGCCTTGCCTTTGGTTTCGCTGGCATATTCGACCAGGACGAGGCCGAGCGAGTGATTGAAGGAACAACGGCAGAGGTTCATGCGGGCCATGAATCAGATAGCCGTCGCCCGGATCTGATCGCAAAAGGTGAATCTGCCGCACGCCTTGGAACCGTTAAATATCAGGAGTTCTGGGTGGCGCTGAGCGCTGAAGAGAAGCAGGTGATCGGCGCAGTTGAGAAGCGACGCATGTATGACATGAGTCTTGCTGTAGACAACGCCGAACCTGTCAATGTCGCAGAAACGGAGGCTGAATGATGGAGCAACGCACCCCTGAATGGTTTGCTGCGCGCTGCGGCAAGGTCACAGCCAGTCGCCTGGCTGATGTCATGGCCCGGACTAAGTCGGGCTACTCCACCAGCCGCCAGAACTACATGGCCGAGCTGATTTGCCAACGGCTGACCGGGAAGCTGGAGGAAGGGTTTTCGAATGCCGCGATGATGCGCGGCACTGAACTTGAGCCAGTGGCACGCGAAATGTACGCGCTGAATGAGTTCGATGCGGAAATCACTGAAGTTGGTCTCATCGATCACCCAACCATACCCGGATTCGCAGCCAGCCCGGACGGACTTGTTAACGACGACGGGCTTATCGAAATCAAATGCCCCAACACCTGGACTCATCTTGAAACGCTGAAAACTGGCGAGCCAAAGCGCCAGTACATGCTGCAAATGCATGCGCAGATGATGTGCACCGGGCGGAAATGGTGTGATTTCGTTAGTTTCGATGATCGCCTGCCGCCTGACCTCGCCTATTTCAAGAAGCGCATTCATTTCGACGAAGAGCTGGCGCGCGAAATCGAGTCTGAGGTTAAGAGCTTCCTTGCAGATCTGGAATCTGAAATTCAGAAAATCACAGAGCGTGCAGCATGAAACGCACACCCTTTTACCGCAGACCCGGGCGAACCGGGCAATTCTCCGGCCTTCGTGAGCGCGTTATCTGGATGATTCAGACGCGTGGCCGCCCGGTAACAGGCAGCGAAATCGCCGAGAAGTTTGGCGTAACGCTCATCGAGTTTAACAGGGTGGCCAACGGCATCACACGCGGATCCGGACAGATAGCGCAGATAGTTGAGTCGGAAAAGTGGATCAACGAGGACGGCATCTGCGACCGGACTTTCGACCTCGTCACGAAGCCAAAGGTCATTACACCACAGGGTAAATCGCGGTTGTTCACCCGGCGCGCCATAGAGCAATCGCAGGAAGGTAGACGGCAGGAGTGCATTGCGCGTGCCGCCCGCCGTCGTCGCCTGATTGCTCAGGGCCTCTACATCGACGAAATGGAGTCAGTGCTATGAAAGCATGGTCACTCGAAGAGCTGGCACTGCTATGGCGACACTCAAACGCTGAGGTCGCAGAGATTACCGGCCGCAACATTGAAGAGGTCGGAGATAAGCGGCTGCAAACCAATATTGAGCGTAATGGCTGGGATGTAAACGATCCGGAGCGGGAGGATGCATGACCGATTACACCGGAAGTAATACCCCAGCGGATCAGCGCGACCTCTGGCGCACTCCACCAGCCCTCTTCGCTTCTCTTGATGCTGAATTTTGCTTTCAACTTGATGCCGCAGCAGCGCCGCATAACGCTCTGTGCAGGAAGTTCATCACCGCCGAGCAGAACACTCTGGAAACGCCATGGGCTGATTACCTGAATGTGCCTGGATACGTCTGGCTTAATCCGCCATATAGCGACATCACGCCGTTCGTTAAAAAGGCCGCTGCCGAGAGCGCCAATCAGATCGGCACGGTCATGCTGGTTCCGGCAGACACTTCGGTTGGCTGGTTCAAGGAGGCAATCCAGACTGCCAGTGAGGTTCGCTTCATCACCGCTGGGCGGCTGGCATTTATCAACCCGGTCACCGGTAAGCCAGTATCGGGAAATAACAAAGGGTCGATGCTCATCATCTGGCGACCGTACCCGCGTACACACTGCCACTTCGCAACTGTGGACCGGGACGAGCTTATGGCTTTCGGGACGAAACTTCTCGCCCGACGGGAGGCTGCATGACGCCAGAAATAGACAACGCCATCCGCGCAGCCTGCCGCCGCTGCACCGATGAAATCCAGCAGGCCATGCGCAAGAAGCCAAAGCCAAACTGGAACGAAACTGATCCTCCCATCATCAATAAGCATCACAAGAAAATTGAAGCTCTGGGAGTTAGCCTTCTGGAGTTCGTCGTATACACAGGTCGGCTTAATCGCCGCTTCGGAGTTGAATCGTGACCAAATACGCGAAACTGGATAGCGAAGTGTTAAGCGCTATCGGCGCTCAGCCAACCTCGTTTTCGAAGATATTTAACCCTTCCGTCAGGCAGGAGTGCCTCGTCATTGCTGAAGCAGAAGGAAAGCACCCGATGGACGTCTTCCGCATCCTTGACCGCCGCCTCCAGTCACTCAGGAAGCTTGGAGTTATTCAGCACGTCAAAGGTAAAGGGTGGATACAGCCGTGAAATCGCAAATCACCAGGTCGCTAAAACGGCCTTTTTTATTGCTGGCGTTCACCTTCAACCGAATTAACCGACAGTTCCGGGAGCATTGACCATGGCCGACATCATCGATACCGCAGCAGAGATTGAAGAGCTTCAGCGTAACGCTGCCCTTTCCGCTCACCGAGTGAACCGTAACGACGTATCAGCTGAGCGTTGTGAAGAATGCGACGAACCGATTCCCGAGCCGCGGCGCGCTGCCGTTCCCGGCTGCCAGACCTGCGCGGATTGCCAGAGCGTCATCGAATTGAGGAATAAGCAGAGGGGGATTTGATGAATTACAGCAAGTTGAGTGATAAGGAAGTTAATCGAAAGGTTCAGATAGCTTCAAGACTAACTGGTTCAATGACGGGGAGAGGCATCCTAATTGTCAGGGATGGAAAGTGGGAATTCTTCGATCCGTGCAATAAACCGGCAGATGCATGGCCGATTATCACCGCAAATAAAATCAGCATTTACGCAATGAGCGAAGCGGACAAAAGAGGCGGTTGGGGGGCCGAGGCTTTTCATCCCAACGATGCATATAGCTTTAACGATAACCCACTTCGTGCCGCAATGATTGTCTTCCTCATGATGCAGGAGTCAGCCAATGTTCAGGATAATACAGCCTAATACCTGGTACGCCGATCCCCACGGAGCGCCCTGCAAAATCCTCCGCGCTAACCACGAAGTCATCCACTACATCCGCAACGGCCGCACTTGCATTGCCAGCATGGGCCGCTTTCAGCATGAATTCGAGCCGCTGACCAAAGCACAGGCCGAGCGGATCGCAGAAGAAATCGAAACAGCAGAACACCTGAAGAAGCTGCGTGCCCAGCGCGCGGCATGAGGAGGGTTTATGAAAGAAAAGGTAATCCCCGGATTAAAAGGGGTTCATGTAATAACCGAAGATGGAAAAATCATAAATAAAAAAACAGGGAGGGTAAGAAAAACAACCATAAGCGAAACGGGTTACGAGCGAGTTAATTTCAACTTACCACCTATACAATCAAAGATTTTCAAAGTTCATAGACTTGTCGCGGAAGCCTTTGTTGAAGGGCGCTCCACACTTAGGAATCAAGTCAACCACATTGATGGCAATAAGTTGAATAACCACGCTTCTAACCTTGAATGGTGCACTGGAAAAGAGAATATGCAGCACGCAATCTCCACCGGTTTGGTACCAAGAGACGCCCTCGCAAAGTACAGGGTCCCAAGTAAAGCAATCGCAAGACGTAACGAAAAAATAAGGCTTTTTTACCTCAATAATGATTTTACCCATAGGGAAGTAGCGAGCATTTTTGGCTTAGGAAAATCTCAAGCATCTGAAATTCTGAAAGGGCTAAAACGCCAAACCTCATAAGCATTTTTGCTTGGAGTTCACCATGCAATCAAACCCCATGAACTGGCTCATCGCCGCTCTTATGGCCCTGGGCGCTCTCATCTCATTTCTCCACGAACCGGAAGGTGTGCAATGGCTGCTTTTAATGTGGGCGCATTAGTCCAGAAGAAGACAGGCGGTATACATGGCGTGGTGGATAGCCAGCTGGAGCCGGAAGGCGATCACCCGAAAGCCTGGGTGCGATGGGATGACGGCAATTATTCAGTGCACGCGGAAAACGAATTACGCGCGGCCACACCTGAAGGCCCGCAGTTTTATAAAACAATGTCATAGGAGGGTAGATGGTTACAGCAGAGCCACTCACTGCGCAAAAGGCAGCGAAACTCCTGAAAGTCTCACCGAGAACTGTCTACCGGCTTATCGACTCGGGGCAGTTGGCCGGGAAGAAGATCGGGAACAAATACCGAACGACCGACGTCGCCTGTATTGCGTATTTACATGACCCGCGCGATCCTGTTCCTGCGAGCGCGGGTGAACATAAAGGAGAAATTTTATGTCAATCACCCTCAGAGGCGGCATCTGGCACTGTCATTTCGTTACGCCGTCAGGGAAAAGAATTAGACGATCTCTTGGTACGGGGGACAAGAAACAAGCGCAGGAGCTGCACGACAAGCTGAAGGCTGAAGCGTGGCGGGTTGATAAAATCGGGGAACTGCCGACGAGGACGTTTGAGGAATGTTGCATCAGGTGGATCCGCGAGAAAGAGCATAAGCGATCCCTCGATGACGATAAGACCAAAATCGAATATTTCCTGCGGCATTTCTCCGGCCGGGATATTTCAACCATCACGGCTGATCAGGTGCATGAGGCTGTTTCGAAGATGGTCAACCGTAAGCATATTCAGGTCTGGGAGTCGCGCAGGGACGCGGCTATACGCCGGGGGAAGGAACCGCCTCCGTATGTTGAGAAACCGGTAAGCCAGGCCACAAAGAGCCAGCACCTTTCGTTCATGCGATCTCTGTTCAAGGCTGCGGCTAATGACTGGGGCTGGATTAAAACGGCCCCGGTTATAAAAACCAAAAAGCCGATCAGCAAACGCATCCGATGGCTGACCAGGGACGAGGCAGAACGGTTAATTGCCTGCATGCCGGAGTCGATAAAGCCGGTGGTGATATTTGCACTGGCAACCGGCCTGCGCCGCTCCAACATAATTGATCTGGAGTGGCAGCAGGTCGATATGCAGAGAAAGGTTGCATGGGTAAATCCGGAGAACGCGAAGGCGGGCAAGGCTATCGGCGTGGCTCTGAATGATACCGCATGCAGGGTGTTAAGGGATCAGATCGGGAAAAGTTCCAGGTGGGTATTCGTTCACACGAAGCCATCAACGCGCCCGGATAAAACCGTCACCCCGGCTGTCCGCAAAATGAGAGTGGATGACAATGTCGCCTGGCGCATTGGACTGGAAAGAGCGGGTATAGAAGACTTCCGTTTTCATGACCTCCGGCATACCTGGGCGAGCTGGTTAATTCAGTCCGGCGTTCCGTTGTCCGTTCTGCAAGAAATGGGCGGCTGGGAGTCCATCGAAATGGTCCGTCGATACGCTCACCTGGCACCGAACCACTTAAGCGAACACGCACGGAAAATTGATGCCATTTTTGGCAACCATGACACAAATACGACACAAGGAGAAAATCAGGCTGGCTTGAAACTGGCGTAAGCGCCTGTTTTTAAATGGCACGCCCTGTAGGATTCGAACCTACGACCTACGGCTTAGAAGGCCGTTGCTCTATCCAACTGAGCTAAGGGCGCACGGAGAAGAGTGTACTTCGCGGTGGTGAAACGCCTGGAATTATACGGTCAATGCGTAGTGAGTCAATGCCTTTTCCGCCTTCTCTGGCGATAATGACTAGCTGATTGTAAATACGGCTGTTTTTTCAACATTTATCCCTCTTTTACGGGCTGCGAAAAGGCTTAGCCGCTTTTAAGTAACGCCTGCTGTTTTCCTGTTTACTTCACCTTCACACTGTCCTGCGGTATCCCGGCCGCCTGGAGGCTGGAAGTGAACAGGACGACGGAGTGACAGCGCCAGAGCAGACAGGTTTTCCCGCGTGCGTGCAGCACATCTCACACGACATTACAGGCATTAAGCTTGAACCTATTGTCGCCCTCTCCTCTTCACGCGCGGTGGGAGCCGAAGTGCTCAGCGTGCTGTCGCCGCATCAGCAAAGCGAAAGCTTTTTCCAGGACTGGTCAGCCACCCGGGCGCTTGTGTTGCTGGAAGCACAGATCGCCGCGTTAAAAAACCCCTTCCCCTGTGACAACCTTTTCATAAATTTGCCGATAACCGTTCTGACCATACCGGAAATGTTCCAGCGTTTACTGCAACTTAACAGCCCACCGCTGAACATTGAACTCGTGGAACCTGCCTCGTTCTTTTCACTCTCAGACCCGGTACGTCAGAGGGTGAGTTGTGCGCTTCAGCAGTTGACCGCGCGGGGACACCGGATCTGGCTGGACGATATTGATGAAGCGTCAGGGCAAGCATTTTTATCCTGTCGCCTGCCGTTATGCGGAATAAAAATCGATAAGATCGCTTTCTGGCGTTTACGTGAAACGCCGGCGCTGACACAGCTGGTCACCCTTTGTTCAAAAATTGCTGCGAATGTGCTTATTGAAGGCATTGAAACAGAACGGGACCGTACATGCGCGCTTCATGCTGGCGCGCGCTTCGGTCAGGGATATTATTGGCCATCCTGGAGATGGCAGGAGGACTGA